AATTACCTATGCATTCTTTGGTTTATTTACATTTGTTGAAGTCAGTGCTTACATGGCATTGACAGCTAAAGGTTTATCAGCCGGGGATGCTGTTCAAGTCATATGGTCGGAAGATACCCAATCACTCTTTGCAGCCGTAATTTCGTTTTGGTTTGGGAATCGAATGGTATCTAAATGGAACAAAAAATAAATGCAGCAATTACAATTTCGCTGCCACTAATAAAACATTTTGAAGGTTGTCATTTAGAACCCTACCTATGTCCTGCAAAAATTCCAACAATTGGATTTGGAGCTACTCGTTATCCCAACGGTAAAAAAGTATCAATGGATGATCCACCAATTTTGATGGAACAGGCTCAAGGTATTCTTGCCTTTGATTTAGAAAAGTTTGCGTATGGAGTTTTACGTTTAATTAAAGTTAATTTAAATATAAACGAACATGCAGCTTTAATTTCTTTTTCGTACAATCTTGGATTAGGGAACCTACAAAATTCTACACTTCGTTCTAAATTAAATAGAAACGAAAGAATAGCGGCGGCTAATGAATTTCCTAAATGGTGTAGAGCAGGAGGAAGAAAATTAAGGGGATTGGTTCTTAGGCGGGAAGCTGAAAAAGAATTGTTTTTATCTTAATCTTTATCTTCAATTGTATTACTAATAATAATTTCTTCTGTTTCAGCTTGCTCTTCTGCAGTAGGCAAACTATAGTTCCAGTTGCATTTCGATACAAGCTGAATAACTTTTTCTTCGCCTAGTATTTCCATACATCTAATAATTTCTTTTTCTAAACTTTCAGAAGATTGCTGAACGTGATCTGGGCTGTTACCTCTTGCACGAGATAACATCTCAAGAGCCTTGATTGCACTGTTTGTATGACCTTGTGTATTGGCATACGTATATTGCTTTTCTAATTCTTTAATAACATCGATCTCAGTTTCAAAGGAAGAGGATAATTCTTCAATTCGAACTTTAATATCCTCTCGTTTGAGAAGTCTTGAGGCTTGATTGGCAGCAGCAACGTGGCTGTATCCAGCTTGTTTAGCGGATTCAGTTCCGTTCTTACTTAAAACATAATGCTGACAAAAGATTTCTTGTTGTTTATTTAGCATAAAATTTCTGTATAACGTGGCTCTGTAGCTTTTAAAGATGACTTAAATACTTCATATGCAAGTGATGGTCCATTAGAATGGAAATCAATTAGCATTTCAATATCCTGTCTTGCAAATAACTTTTCACAGTCTTGGGCCATTGCTAGAAGCTCACCTGTAGTCCAGAAATGTTCTCCGTGTATTTCTACCTGCATATATTTCCTTTGACCAGTATCCAAAACTTCTTCAGATTGTTCTTTGCTGACTCCTTTAACGCTGCAATCAAAGCCGAAAAGGTGATATAATCGAAATCCAAGTACATGAAACATTCCTAAAATACGCATGGCTGCACATGTACCACCTGTAATTAAAGTTACATTTTCTTCTAAACCTAAATCTGGATGAGTTTTAAGTTCTTTAGTTGAATTTTTATCTCTAATTGCTTCACTATACGCATGCCACAGTTTAATGTTAGCTTTCTTAGCTAGTAAGTGTTTTACTACAGATGGGTCAGTCATACTGGCTACCAAGAACAGTGTATCTTTGTTTATTTTTTTAAACAAATCTTTTCTAATAATACCATGTGTTGACTCCCCCTCAATAGAACGAGGGTCTAGAATTACACAGTAGTCAGGAGTAATTTGATTATCAAGTAGCTTAGGGTAAGCATGTTTAACACATGCAATTTTAAAATTGTGACCTGACTTTTTAAACTTATCAATTGTATTTTTTAGGTCTACGTAATCTACATCCCCACCTGAAACAATAATAAGTTTATCTTCGGTTAGACCGCATGTTTTGATCCAGTTATCGTCTTTGACAAGTTTTAAATTTTCATTGATATTATTAATAATGTAATCATCTGGCATACAATCTTTCGGAGTGATTACAATTGGAACCTTTCGAAACTCATCTGGAATATCTTTTGACTCATCGTTCTTTAAAATAACTACAAGGTGAGCGTACCCACCATTTAAAACACCATCTGAGGATGGTAAAATTTTAACTCGATATTTAAGTTGTTCGTTTTTAATTCCATCAATAATTTCTTGAACAATAGTATTTGTACCGCAATGTCTTTCGTCTGGTTTCTTTCCTTCTTTGTCCTCAGAAAAAAACGAATTAAAAATTACAACATCTGCCTCAATATTTTCATAATCATTCTTTACAGTTTCAATAGAATGACCACCATCAAGATAAGCAACATCTGCTGAATACTTCTTATTCTTTAAAGTAACATTTGTATTGCCTTTAATTAATTCAAAATGAAAGGTCTTACCTTCTTGCGCTTTCTTTTCTTTATATGTTTCTAATCTTTGAGTTACATTTTCAAGAGAGTTGTGTTGCTTTGTGTTTAATTCAAGCTCATCCGTTTCCGCTGAAGCATCTTCAAATAAATCAAATCCAGTGTATGTAAATTCATCTTGGTTCAGAAAAGCAGCTTCCGCCATTTGAATAGCTCTGCCGCCATTCCATGTACCAGTTTCAATAACAGACTTTGGATTATAATGTTTAATTAATGTAAGAAGCTGACCATATCGTTTAGGCCCATTAACATCTGGTGAGATACCATCTGATTGAATATTATTTTTCTTATTGCCTTTATAGTGGACCATAAAATCTGCTAATGGTGACTGTCCAAAAGCATCTAATCCAGTAGCATTAGGCGAAAGATTGTGTGTGTTGGTTCCATGTGCTTTATAAATATTCAACAGCCGTTCAAAAATAAAACCATCGTGCCACTCACGATAACCTAAAACCTCGCCACTAATATATGCTCCTCGTAAGTCAGCTAGTAGTTGAATTGGATTCTGCCTATTTAGATTGAAAGCCAGGAAAGATGTTTCACTGTAATCTGTATCCTTTCTTCCTAAATGTACAATAGAACATCTATCATTTAGATACTGAGATAAGTTCTTCTCCGAGAATGGTTTGATTGTAACGGTGTCTGCATCTAACCAAATTAACCAGCCTGGGGATACCGCACTTTCAGCCATCTCAAATGCAAGCTCAGTCATTGCAAAAACTTTATGACACCACTTGATAGCGTCCCTACGCCAATCATACGTGTTATTGCTTATGCCATTGTGTTGTTTAAAAGTCTCACGGTAATCCAACATATCTTGGATGTCATTTAGATTTCGATATGTAATATGCTTTACTTCAGGGACATTATAAATGTTAATATCAAAATCATGGTAAAAACATGTAAGATGCATAGTTTTAGCTTCCCAGTTTTCAGCAACTGAGTTTAACATGTTTAGTCCATAAGTTCGTAGGCCATCCTCATTTAGGCTAGTAACAAAATTTAACATTACATTCCTTGAATTTTATTAAAGGTTTTTATCCATTCATTTGCATATTTTTTATCTGCTTCTCTAGTTGGTTTCCAATGTTCAAACCAAGGACCGCCTGTGGTAAAGTGAGCATTCTTAGCATCAATTCCTTCTGACGAATGGCCGTCTAACCAGTTCCACTCTTCCTTTAATTCACCGAATAAATGCGGATGAGCTAACCATTGAAAAGTATGTAGATACCTTCCTGATTTTCGAGATACATCAAAACTTGTTAGATCAAGATTAATTGCATGGCTGCAGTTAAATAGCATAAAACTTGACCAGTTCTTTTTGCTATAGTTTTGTTGGATTTTGTTATCCAGTTTATAGCCATCATCTGGAGAGTAATTATGGAATACAGTATAGACTGCTTTATTTTCATTATTATATTCTTCAAATAATTCCCATATGTCAGAACGAACGAGCATGTCGCAGTCCATAAACAATGCCCATCCTTCGTATTGATTGACTGCTGGAACAAGAAAGCGTGTAAATGAAAACTCAGTAGAAAAAGGACGGCCATCTATACTGTCCCAAGATTGCCCATTTTCGTCTACGTAATGCAATCTTGAGTATAGACCAGCCGCCCTAAGTTTGTCTTGTTTTAGAGGGATAATCGTAATAGGTTTAGATGCATGTTCTTTAATTGAGTAAACTAGAACTTCAAAAGCATCTTTTTCTCGTTCATCATAGCCAATATAAATTATTGGTTCTTTTTTAAACATACATCATTCCTATTTTGTTAGTTATGTTAAGCAGCCTTCTTAGTCTTTTCTTCCTTGTGTTCTACAAGCTTTAGTGTATTTTCATAGTATTCTAAAACTTCCTTTTTGTAATCCTCTAGTTGGCTGATTTGAGTGTCAATGGCCTTCATGGTACGGTCCTTCTGACTCTCTTGCATTTGCTTGATCATCGTGTCAGACACAACATAAACTTGTGGACGATAAGAAAAAGCATTGTTAAAAAATTCATCAATAAAGTACTTGTTAAACATTTTAAATCTCCTTATAAATTAAGC